AGTTTCCTGTCTGAGTTACACGCATTGGTCGTAACTACCAGTCTCTGATTTCTAATGAGACTGAAATTTCGTTGTCCTGTCGGATATGGCTTTTCCGGTTCGAGACTGAAACTGTACGAGTAGAATCTTCGTATTAATGGTGTTTTTGAGTGATGAATAGAGGATTGTACAGCTTTTAAAAACATATAACTACCCGCTTTTCCTTGTATAGTATGTTCGTCATCGAGAATAAGTTCTAGTTTGTCTAGGTTCTCGTAATATAGCAATCTATCATTCACGGATAGATATATATTATCATAGTCAAACGGTGGGACGAAATTATCGACTGTTTTGGGATTTTCGCGCTGAAAGACGAAAAACAATTCTTTTACGGGATTAATAAGCCCCAAATCAAATTCATTCGTCTGAGAACCACGATATGGTATATCAAACGTTTTTCGTTGGATTTGTGTGATGACCATGTCCCTGTTGGCATTTTGGATTCTTATTCGTTCCCCTGGATCTAAAAATACCATCTCCGCAGTAATAGAAAACTTCTTTATGAGGTTTTGGGTAAAAGTTCTATCGAAAAAGTCGAATATACGAGCATGCCCTGCGCTTGTACCCGTACCATCATTTGATTTGGCACCAACAATTAATCGGTTTCCATCCTTGGTCAGGGAGACTGACCAACCAAATTCATCTGCCGTCGCTTCGGCGTCTAAATCTATGCCCCGTTGAAGCCACTGACCCGACGACGCACTCGCCTGCGCACTGGACCAATCCGTAGATCCATTCCATTCATACACACGCACATGACCTCTCGCATCGCCTAATGGGTTCATATTAGCGCCTATCGCTAATCGTTTTCCGTCTCCGGATATACTCACAGATATACCAGACTGATCGAATCCGGATTCACCGTCTATATCCGTACCCATCTGATACCAATTATCGGCTCCATCCCATATAAATACACGAACATGACCGGCGTCTGTCTGTGTGCCGTCATTTTTGGGACCACCAACCGCTAAAACGTGACCATCATACGAGAGACTCGACGAAAAGCCAAATTCATCACCCGAGTTCTCGCTCGCGGCTATGTAATTTGAACCGGCATCGGTCGTTACCCACGTTGAACCGGATGTATTTTTTATCGCCTTGACATAGCTTGTTCCGTCCGGGTTGTTTGCGCCCGCGACGATTATCTTTCCGTCTCCACTGACCGTAACACTATAACCCAATGCGTCACCTAGGGCATTACCAACTTCGCTACCTTCGGGTTGTATTCCGACGGTATTGGTGTTATCTCTCGCAACTCTGTATGCGTAGTATTTACCCTGTGAGTTATTTAATCCACGAGCTCCTATTCCAATTACAGTGCCATCGTGGGATATAGACACAACACTCCCAAAGTTTGTATTTGCGACAGTGTCCGATGTCGGGGGGTCTAACGTAGTATTAAGATCCCAAGCATTTGTTCCCGAATTATAATCATACACTCTCACGCGACCCGTATTCGTAATACTCGGTGTGTAATCGTGGTTGGGGGCACCCACAACGACCCTATTACCATCGGCCGATATAGCCGCCGCTTGTCCAAAAAAGTCATTCGCGGCTGATCCATCTATGTCCGGTCCCCTTTGTGAGGTCGCCCCTGCCATTGAAAATACCCTCACGTGACCCGCATTTGTTCTAGCATTGTCCGGATCATTATCCGGGGCACCAACTACCGCATATTTACCATCCGGCGTGATGGCAACGACAAAACCGGATCCGTCCCCAGTTGCTTCACCATCTATATCGTTTCCATTTTGTAAGTATGTACCCACACCATAGCCATATCCCTTGCCGGCATTTGATGCCCATGAAGATACGCCACCCACCGTCACTTTTTGGTTATTGACAATACACTCTTCCGCTGACCTTAATTTTATTTCAATTTCCACCTCTTGGCGGTCAATGGCACACAGAGGTATGGCCAATTCCGGATTTCTATAGAAGTAAAACGGAATATCAATGAAATATTTTTGACTGCTGCTCGCAACACCTAAATGACTTAATATGGTTGGATTGTTCGCACGGAGAGAAGATGTACGGTTAGGAAATTTACCTATGAGTTGTTTTAATCCGGTTTGGTTTGTTTGTGTATAATTTTGTTCGGAATATATCTGAAGATAGTCGGATGGTATTCTCTGAATGGTAGTTCCACCGATGATAATATCCACATATTCGATCATGGCATGTCCTATAGACTCAACCCATCCCATACCGGTTGCCATTGCGTTTGAAATTGGATTCAATTCAACATCCAAGCTTATCGTTTTTATAAGATCACCTTGATCGGGTGAAATTCTGTATCTGACTAAAGATCCAAAGTCTGTTACACCGACATCCATCTTTATAAAACTTTTCGAATAATTAGAATGTTTTACAAAATGTTCCCGGAAGTAACTGTAGTGTGGATCTATAGTAAAAAACTTGTCCTGTGGTCCAGTTGTTTCAAGTTGAACTCTACCGGCCATCACTATTACTATAGAGAGCTAAAATTTTAAACCCGCTAAACCTCCATCTATGCGTAAAATATTATAATTCACCGCATATACCTGAACCCATCGCCTGGCACCAGTTCCCCCTTCACGCGCGAGCGTGACTGTTAATAATTTATGAGAAATTCGACTCATATTAACCTGACCTGTCGGATAGAAGGCACCCGGGTCATCACTGAATGAATACACTCCAAAGTAGGGTGTTATATTAGGATTTGTAATTCCCAATACCGTAGGAGAATTTACATAGTTTAATAATGGTTGTTCATACATCGAAAATTTTTCGTCTGCGTTTATGACTGGATTATTATTGAACCGAAGTTCGATGTTTTCAATGACTTCCATGGCTAGGTGTTTGTTTGCGTCGTCGTACTCTTCTAATCGTGAAAAGTAAAGTAATTCCTTTACCGGATTTTTGAAATTCAACATCACCGACTTTGTTTTTTGCCCCCCGTCCATGTGAAATTTAGATAATTGTACCTGAGTTATACAATAATCTAGAGGTCTGGAAGTCAGATAGTCTCTTTCAAGTTTGGAAACGAATACAAACTCTGTATCCAGTGAAATTCGTTTAATTTTGGCCACTGGATTTGTGGGAACCGAATCTGTATGTGTATCCCGGACAATTTTGTTCAACGGCCGGAGTTTTATTCTGACTTCTACTTGTTGTTTCGTGAGGGCACATATAGGAATACTTAAACTTGGGTGACGATAAAAGTAGAACGGTAGATCTATAAAATATGTATAATCTGTCGTGTAACCCAATAGATTTCCATGTCCATTTAGAAAATATAAGGATTGTGCCACGTCATCATCTGTATTGTTTAATTGTTGATGCATGTAGATATATTCACCAGTAATACGCTCTATAGTTTGTCCCCCAATCAAGAGGTCGGCATATTCTATCAATCGGGTACAAACCGACGGGACGTATTGATGACTGTTCCCACTCGCATCTGGGGTTGGGTCCGTTAAATTAACTTTCAACGTGAAGTTACGAATGAGATCTCCCTTATTTTGGGGTATTCTACATTCTATTATATTGTCAAAATCCAAAGTCCCATCGAAGGGAGATTCAATTTGTTCCAGAGCGAATCTACTATGACGATTATACGACGTAAGAAAATATGAGAACTGGGGTTCTTCGGTAAGCCATCGGTCCTGGATACCAGTGACTGCTAAATTTAGACGACCAGCCATCTTACTTTATGTGAGTAAAATTATCCAAAATAAAAGACACATTTATATCAGAATGAACCTTCAGTTAAGGAAATTCAATCCAGCTACAATAAGTGATGATCGAGTTTGTGTTTTCATTGGAAAACGTAACACCGGTAAATCTACGCTGGTCAAGGATATAATGTTCTACAAAAAGCACATTCCAGCGGGTATTGTCTTATCGGGAACAGAAGAAGGTAACCATTTTTATCAAAATTTTGTCCCTCCCCTGTTCATATACGGAGATTACGACAGAGAGGCGATAGAAAGGGTCATGAGCAGACAGAGAAAGTTAGTTGGTGCGGGAAAAGATAATTGCGGGGCGTTCATGCTTTTAGATGATTGTATGTATGATAGTAAATTTCTCAAGGATACCTGTATTAGACAGTGTTTTATGAATGGTAGGCACTGGAAACTTTTTTTCATGCTCACGATGCAATACGTGATGGATTTGCCACCGGCATTGCGCGCCAATGTGGATTATGTTTTTATTCTTCGCGAGAACATCATACAAAACCGAGAAAAGCTCTATAAGTCATTTTTTGGGATTTTTCCCTCGTTTGATATGTTTTGTAAGGTGATGGATGCTTGTACAGAAAACTATGAATGTCTTGTACTTGATAACACAGTTAAATCTAATAAAATAACGGATTGTGTGTTTTGGTATAAAGCCAGGGTTAGAACGGGGTTTAGAGTTGGTAGTCCCCAGTTGTGGCAGGTTAGTAAAAAGATGTATAATCCACGCTATTTACAGGAGAAGGAGGATGACGCACGAAAAGCTACAAAGAAGATGGGAATCACAATCAATAAAGTGGGCACGAGTGGTACAAAA